AGTCTGGCCTGCGGTGGAGAAGGCGGCCATCCTGTGTAGACGTTTGTGTGACAAATATAATGTTCCGAAGAGGAAGCTTAGTGCAGCCGATTTGAAGGCCGGTAAACGGGGTGTTTGCGGGCATGTGGATGTGACGGATGCGTGGCATCAGTCGGATCATGACGATCCCGGCCCGTGGTTTCCGTGGGACAGGTTTATGGCCGTAGTCTGCGGCGATAGTGGTAGTGAGGAGTTAACTGTGGCTGATGTGAAAGCCTTGCATGATCAGATTAAACAATTGTCTGCCCAGCTTACTGGTTCGGTGAATAAGCTGCACCATGATGTTGGTGTGGTACAGGTGCAGAATGGTGATTTGGGTAAACGTGTCGAGGCCTTGTCGTGGGTGAAGAATCCGGTGACGGGGAAGCTGTGGCGCACCAAGGATGCTTTGTGGAGCATCTGGTATTACGTGCTGGAGTGTCGTAGCCGTATTGATAGGCTTGAGTCTGCTGTCAACGGTTTGAAAAAGTGATGGTGGTTTGTTGTGGGTAAACAGTTTTGGTTAGGTTTACTGGAGCGGGCGGCTAAGACTTTTGTTCAAACGTTTGTTGCTGTGCTTGGGGTGACGGCTGGGGTGACGTATACTGCGGAGTCGTTTCGGGGTTTGCCGTGGGAGTCTGCCCTGATTACAGCCGGGGTGGCTGCGGTGCTGTCGGTGGCTACTTCGTTTGGTAGCCCGTCGTTTGTTGCCGGCAAGCCGAAGGTGACGCCTGTTGTGGATGCTGGGCTTGTTCCACCCGATGACGGGGGCATGGTTGAGCCGCACATGGTGGATGTGTCGGATCCTGGCATGATTGAGCCGATGGATGATGCGGATGTTGCCGGCTATGTGCCGAGGCGTGCGGCCGAGTCTGAGGTTGGCACGGTAGAGTCTACTGTTGCATAATTGAATATGTGTGTGCCCCAGCGGTGCTGCCACGATTGTGTGGTGGTTGCTGCTGGGGCACTCTTTTTGTGTCTAGAGTATTTTATGATTCGTTGCTGTCGATGGTGTCTTCGAGCATCTGATACAGGTGGAGGCAGGTAGAGATAGTTTCGCTGGCCTGGTCTAGAACGTTCCGGCCTATAACATTTTTGTGGTTGTCGCGGTGGCGGATGATAGCCCACATGATCTCGTCGGCTGCCGCTTGTAGTAGTTTGGCCTGGTATGTGATTCCGGCGAGCCAGTCTAGTGCTTCCTGGCTTGCATAGGGGCTCTGGTCCTCGCTCTTGCTACGGGTGTTGCTGTTGTTTGTGGGGTGTCCTGCACTGTCGCATAACCACAGGATTTCGCTGCACTCGTCTAGCGTGTCCTGGTCGATAGCGAGATCGTCGAGGCTGACTTCGTTAACGGTAAGGTTCACGTTGTCGAGGGAAATGGGTACACCGTACTGGTTTTCGACACTGTCAACAATGTTTTCCAATTGCTGCATGTTGGTGGGCTGTTGTTGGACGATACGGTGTATCGCTGTGTTGAGGGTGGTGTAGGTGATATTGTGTGTGTTGTCCATGGTTTTATTTCATCCCTGTGCTGTCGTCATTGCCGTCTGGATAGTATCTACTGTTTGCGTACCCTGTTAGGGTGATGAGTGTTTGGTCTGCCCACTGTTTCACAGTCTGCCTTGTCACTCCGAGTCGTTGGGCGGCCACAGAGTATGTTTGGTCGTATCCGTATACTTCACGGAATGCTGCCAACCGTGCCAAATGTTTCCGCTGTTTGGATGGCTGGCAGGTGAGGGTGTAGTCGTCGATGGCTAGCTGTAGATCGATCATGGTGACAATGTTGTTGCCGTGATGCTGTGGCGCGGTTGGTGGCGGTGGCATGCCCGGCTCAACGGACGGTTTCCATGGGCCGCCGTTCCAAATCCATTGCGCGGCTTGAATAATGTCGGCTGTGGTGTAGGTTCGGTTCACTGGTCATCCCTTGAACAGGTTGTCGAGGTTGTCTGGGTTGCTGGTGTTGGTGGTGTCGAATCGTCCTACACAGTGGCAGTAGTCGTACATGAGTTTGATAATGTGTTGGTGGTCGCCGAGGTAGGTGTTGCCACTGATCGAATATGTTGCTGTGCCGTCTTTGCTGATCGTGTATTTGGCGTTGATGGTTTCGGGTGTTTCGGTGTTGGTGATAATGGCGGTGGTGGTGGCGCCTACGGTTTGTAGCCTGGTGGTTTGGGTTCCGTCGTCGAGGATGGTAGTGACCATGAGGGGTTCTCCTTTCAGTTGCTTGTTTGGTTGTCGGCTAGATGAATAATATCGGATAAAGGTTTCGGTTGGTCGAGGTATTGTATGGTTTTGTTGGCTAGCCGTTTGACTACCCTGTAACACATTTTGGTGTAGTGTTTGTTGTCTAGGTTGTGGTATTGTTCCCGCACCGCAATATATAGTAGGGAGTCTTGGTACAGGTCGTCTGCACTGATTGCGGGGTAGTGTGCGGCTATTTTGGTGCATGCCCGGTTGAGTGTGCGAAGATGATGGTCTGTGGCCCACCCCCAGGATGCGGTGGTGGCTAGGTCTGCTTTTGTTGGCCGTCTGCTCATGGCGCTATTTCATCTCGCTATCTGGTAGTTGTTTGGTGTTTTGTTGTTGATAGTGTAGCACACTAGTCCGGGGTGGCCGGTGGTGCCTGTGCGGTGCCGGTACCATGTGGATTCTCCTTCCATGGATGGGCATTGGATGAAGGTGCGTTGTCCTTGCTCGGAGATTTCGAGGTGGTGCCTGTGCCCTGCCATCAGAATATTAGATGTGGTGCCGTTGTGGAATTCTTGGCCGCGCCACCATTCGTACTGTTTGCCGGTGCGCCATTGGTGGCCGTGGGCGTGCAGTATCCGTGTGCCTGCCACGTCGACGGTGGTGGTCATTTCGTCCCGGCTGGGGAAGTGGAAGTGTAGGTTGGGGTAGTTGTTGTTGAGCTGGTAGGCTTCTGCGATAGCCCGGCAGCAGTCCACATCGAAGGAGTCATCGTAGGTGGTGACGCCTTTACCAAATCTTACGGCTTCTCCGTGGTTGCCGGGGATGGAGGTGATGGTGACGTTGGCGCAGTGGTCGAACATGTGGACGAGTTGCATCATGGCCATGCGGGTGAGCCTGATTTGTTCCGTTAGGGGTGTTTGTGTGCGCCAGGCGTTGTTGCCTCCTTGTGACACGTATCCTTCGATCATGTCGCCGAGGAATGCGATGTGGACTCGTTGCGGTTTGCCTGCCTGTTGCCAGTAGTGTTTTGCGACTATGAGGGAGTGTAGATAGTGGTCGGCGAAGTGTGCTGTTTCTCCTCCGGGGATGCCTTTGCCGATTTGGAAGTCTCCTGCCCCGATGACGAAGGCCGCTGTGCTGTAGTCGGTGCGGGTGTCCTGTTCGGGTTTTGGTGGCTGCCATTCGGCTAGCTTGTCGACGAGTTCGTCTACAGGGTAGGGGTTTGTTGCGGGTTGGTGGTCGATTATTTTTTGTACGGATCGGCCTGTTTCTCCGTTGGGGAGCGTCCATTCGGAGATGCGTGTGCGGCGTACAGTACCATTGGCGAGATCATCGCGGATGGTGTCTGCTTCGCTATCGTGGTTGGCTAGCTGTGTGAGTAGCCGATCAATGTTGTCGATCATCGGATATCCTCCTCTTGCGGGGTGGTGTTGGCTTGTTTGCGGCGATAGTCTTTAATAACGGTGGCGGAGATGGGGTATCCTGCCTGGGTGAGCTGTTTTGCTAGCCACGAGGCTGGGATGGTTTTATCAGCTAATACTTCTGAAGCTTTGTTGCCGTAGCGTTGGATCAGGGTTTCAGTTTTGGTTGCCATGATGTCCTATCGGTTGTGTGGTGGGCTGCCATCCTGTGCGGCAGTCGCCGTCGTGTCCTGGTTTGCGTGTGCACCACGTGATGGTTCCGTCTGTGTGGTTGAGTGTTTTGCCGCACATGACGTTTTGTAGATGCTCCGGCAGCTGGTCGGTGTTGTTGCTGGTTTGTGTGTCGAAGAGTGTTTTCTGGTTGGTGAAATGCTCTGACACGGTGCCATTATGTACGGGTAGTATCCATGTTTTCCATTGTTGTTGTAGCCGACTGTTCCAGTGGAATTGTTTAGCTGCCGCTGTGGCTTGTTTGGTGGTTTTGTAGTAGCCGACTAGTATGCGCTGGTGTTCACTGTCGGGTGGGTTTTGGCCTCGCCAGTATTGTGCCGCCACGGCGTACCTGTTGCTGGCTGTGAAGGCGTCCCAGCAGTATTCGATAATGTGCTGCAATACTGTATCGGGAATGTCTTGTGCTTGGTTTTTGTTAAGCCATTCTTCGACAATGATGTTGTGTATGGCGTGTTTGTCTTTGGTGGTGGGTTTGAACGAGATGCTCACGATAGTACCGGCTGGTCGTCTTGCATGAACTGGTTGAAGGTGTTGTTCCCAGCGTGCTGGGCTTGTGTTATTTGCTGGTCAGTCCAATCGGGGTGTTGCTGTTTCAAATAGTACCAGTGGCACGCATTGTAGGTTTCGTCTTGTAGCCGGGTGAGATGATTTTCGGTGATGATTTGTTTCCACATAGTCCACGAGACGTCGAGCCTGTTGAGGATTTCGAGGGCGGGAATGTTGAATTGGTTGAGGAACAGGATTTCGTGGGTGTAGTAGTTTTTCTCGTAGGCGTCCCATCCGCTTCGGTGCCTGTTGGGCTGGTTTTTGGGGTAGGCTTCCCGGCATGCTTTGTGCAAATGTTTGGCCATGTCGTCGGGTAGTTTAATGTCGGGGTTGGCGCGGATCATGGATCGCATCCCATCATAGGTGGTGCCCCAGGTGTGCATGATATAGGTGGGGTCTTCACCATCAGCCCATTTTTCTGCACAGATGGCGAGGCGGATACGCCTCCTGGCGGCTTGGCTGGTGTTGCGCCGGTTGGGGATGGGGCACGTGTCGAGGGGATCCATGATGTTTTATATGCCTTTCTTTGTTGGGGTTGCTTGTGTGGTCTTACTGTAGCACAGTGTCTAGCGCTTGTGTCAACCCTGTCTTGCCGGCCTGCAGGTAGGTGTCTGTGACATCCCCCAGGGTGAGGGGCACATGGGTGGCTTGGGGGAGTGCCGTCTGGAGGGTTTGGGCCATCCGATCGCCTGCCTTGTCTGGGTCGGACCATATGTAGATGTGGTCGTAGCCTTCAAAAAATTTGGTCCAAAAAGTTTGCCACGAGGTGGCTCCGGGTAGGGCGACGGCAGACCATCCGCATTGTTCGAGGATCATGGAGTCGAATTCGCCTTCGCAAATGTGTATTTCGGCTGCCGGGTTGGCCATGGCGGCCATGTTGTAGATGGAGCCTGTGTCCCCGGCTGGTGTCAAGTATTTGGGGTGGTTGTGGGTTTTGCAGTCGTGCGGGAGTGAGCAGCGGAAACGCATTTTTCGTATTTCGGCTGGGCCGCCCCAAACGGGGTACATGTAGGGGATGGTGATGCACTGGTTGTAGTCTTCGTGGCCTGGGATGGGGTCATTGTCGATGTATCCAAGGTGGTGGTTGCGGGCTGTTTCTTCGCTGATGCCTCTTGCTGAGAGCAGGTCGAGTATGTTTTCGAGGTGGGTTTCGTAGAGGGCCGAGGCTTTCTGGATTCGGCGGCGTTCCGCAATGTTGTATGGGCGTATGCTGTCGTACATTCGGGTTTTCTTCTTCTAGTCGTTGTTGTAGCTTGTGGAGTCCGCCTCCGACACCGCATGTGTGGCAGTACCAGACGCCCTTGTCGAGGTTGATGCTCATGGAGGGCTGGTGGTCGTCGTGGAACGGGCAGAGGATGTGTTGCTCGTTCCTGGACGGGTTGTAGCGTATCTGGTAGGTGTCGAGGAGGCGGCAGGTGTCAGAGGTGTGGGAGGAGCTCGTTGAGGGTTGATACCACATAGGCTTCACTCCATGGCTTGTTGCGCTGTTTCATGATGACGAGTCCGATGGTGGACTGGTTTTCGCGGTTTCGGTGTGTTTCATAGTTGCGTGCCTCGCATGTTGCTTCTTTGACGAATTGGGCCAAGTGCTGCTGGCCGGCTTTCGCCTCTATCACATAGGTGTGGTTGCCGGTTTTGAGGATGAGGTCGCCTTCGTCCTCTTTACCGTTGAGGTGTAGCCGTTCGATGTCGTGG